GGGTTATATCATCAATGACGACGACGGCATCCGTTACTTAGAAATTGATTACAACAAGGCTTCTGAATAATGGCTGAAAAAGGTATTCGGGGTGTTAACTCCCGCAATGAAGGCGTTGAGCTGATCACCAATGATGATTTGATCCTGGCGGCAAACGAACTGCTGGGCGGCATTGATCTAGATGTCGCCAGCTCCAAGATTGCCAATAGCTATGTTCAGGCTGATCATTTTTACACACCTTTAGATGATGGGTTGAATAACCAGGAGTGGCACGGAAGTTGTTACTTGTTTCCGCCCGCTGGCGCTTACTTCTGGGACCAAAAGAATCAAAAGTGGAAAATGACAAGGGCTTCCTCCTTGACATTGACTTCATCTCATGCTGTGTGGTTTCGACGTATGTATCACGCCTGGATATCCAAGGAGATAAAGCAAGGTCTGTATTTCAGCAATTGTCCTGACATGATTCGTTACGAACCCAAAATCTTCCAATTCCCAATGTGCATTCTGAGAACTGTACCCTATCTCCTGTGTAATAAAGACAATAAGGTAGAGCGGAAAAGAACGTGCACATCATTTGTTGTGTATCTGCCTCCCCAGGATGTCCTGAGTGATGCCGTCGATACATTTACGCAAATTTATGGAGAACGTGGGCATCTTCTTGTTTGAGTTCTGTATACTGAAGGACGATTACAAGGACCTATGAGCGTTCTGGCCGACTGGGAAATCAAAGAACTGGCCGAAAAAGAACAGATGATTGAACCCTTTGTGGATCATCTGGTCAGCAAAGAGAATGATCGAAAGTTGCTGAGCTATGGCCTTAGTTCATATGGTTATGACATTCGGCTGTCTCCAGCGCAATGCTTAATCTTTGGCAAAGTTCAGGCCGGTGATTGCGACCCAAAGAACTTTGATCCTGACATCCTGAAGCCTGCTGATCTGTTGGAAGATGAACGCGGCCAATACTTCTTGTTACCGCCGTATGGCTATTGTCTTGGTGTGGCGCAAGAACGATTGAAGCTCCCCAGGGATGTCACTGTTGTCGCTGTTGGCAAATCTACTTACGCACGTTCGGGGATCCTGGTCAATATTACGCCTGCCGAGAGTGGTTGGGAAGGATACCTGACGCTTGAAATTAGCAATTGCACTGGTCTTTTCAATCGTATCTATGCGAATGAAGGGATCACACAACTGTTGTTTTATCGTGGCAACCCATGCCACACCACATATCAAGACCGTAAAGGCAAGTATCAAGACCAACCAAACAACGTGGTCTTTTCCCAGGTTTAACCGAAGGGTCTACCAAAACTCATCTTGGGCTTACGAGCGTAACCAACGGATCCGGCACGTCCGCCCGAATCACCTCTGGTTGCGCTCGTTGGTTCACGCACTAAATTACGCTTTTGATATTCGCCTGCAGTCTTAGCAGCTCGCATGTAGCGTGCAACGCGCTCTTGATTCTGGTTAACAGATTCTGCCGAGCTTCTGGAATCTTGCTCAACACGCCTCAAGTCGGTATCATACGCCTGTTCAGGACGTAAGTCTGAGACCTCAGCGCCAGAGGTACCAGAGTTTTGCCTTGGGTCGTAAGTAGAACTATAAATACTTGCCATCTTATTATTGTAAAAGAAGTGAATCAATTACTCACCGTGATGCATTCCGCCGCTGGCTTTTTGGATAGTTTTGTTCAAGACGAGATTGCTTGTCGTTGCCTTGATGAAGAAGACTTTGGGGCACCTCTCGATAACGAGGAAAATGATGTACCCTTATATGACATGTACAACAGAGGTTTAGTTGCATGCGAACAGGGTCTCGAAAGGAATCCTTTGAATCTCGAGGGAGCACGTCCTGGAATGACGGGCTACATCCCATCGATGGAGGAGGGGATAGCAATGGGAGCATCGCCCCGTCCGAAGGCTTTGGTACTGGAACTGGAGGGTCCGGACGAGAAGGAACGGATGTTGTCAGCAAAACGACGTGGTTTACTCCGGTAGACGAAGTGAGCGATTGTCCCGGTGGTGTGTGCCCAGTTCCCTGGGCCACTAAAGAAGAGCCTCCTGTTATCAAGCCTGATCAAGTCAATCACCCGCCTCATTACACAGATGGCGGTGGTATTGAGTGCATTGAATCAATTGAGGCTCAGCAAACCCTTGAAGAATTCCGTGGTTATCTCAAGGGTAATATTGCCAAATACCTTTGGCGTGAGCGTCATAAGGGTGGGATTGAATCATTAAAAAAGGCCCAGTGGTATCTGGACCATCTCATCCAACTTGACGAAGCTCAGAACGGCTGAAGCTCATCGTCATCTTCGTCCTCGTCGTCGTATACACATGCGGCGGCGAGTTCTGCCAACTCAATGTCAGTTGGAATATCAAAATCTAAGCAAACGTTCTCGTTTTCCAGAAGGGATTTGACGGCGTACCATTCCATCAATCGTTGGTGGTACAGGTTCAACAAAGCATGGTACAGCTCGTCCCAGGTTAATTCCTGCGCTACAAGCTCTGCCTTACGCATTGAGAACTGTAGCTCTAAAGGAAGATCAAACTCCCGTGGTTCTGCTGAACGCTCCATTCCACTCTGCATGTTCTCAATGCAATTATTCTAAGCCTAGCTGTTAAACAACAGATCTGCGTCATTGGTGTCAAAACAATCCCAAGGATCTTTGTCAATGTCAAAATCATTGGCAAATTCCGAAAGCAGATAAGGACTGATGTTTTCTTCCAGCTTGCGGATCGCACGGATTTGGTGGGGAGCGGCAGTGTAGTTGCGGAAGGCCGCCAACAGTACCTCAGTGGATGACCAGGGATTAGCATCGACTTCCTGGAGGAACAGATTGATTTCTTCTCTGCGGCGATCCAGGAGGCCACCAATGACCTTGTGATCTGCATCAAAGATCCATCGTCCAATCTCAGTTGTTACTCCACAGAAATCTTCTCGCTCTAAACAATCGATAACACGACTGTATAAGAAAGATTCCCAGCCGATGGAGTGGATGAATGAGATCAACGCTTGTAACATGCTGGGATCTAGACCCAGGTTTAGCTTTGCAAGCTGTGCTTCAATGACGTTGACTTCGTGAAATAAGTATTCCACTGCTTTAGTTTTACTGCACAGATGCCCTTTCTTGACAGGTGATCCATCTGGGTAATACTGACTGCCATATCCAATGGTGTAAGGCTCAGCACCAGTCACGGGATTTGGATAAGCCTTCTCATTAAATCCTTCGTATTTACTAATGATGTTAATCGCAGACGAAAGATCTGACATGGGGATAACTATAGTTACCCCCAATCATACATAATTTTTACTTACCTTGACCTCTCGTTTTTTTGCGGCCGTGATTAGCTAAAGAATTGCGACCTTGTCCTTGACGAGTTTTCTTGGGCTTGGACTCAAGACGAATTGCGGTGGACTTTGGTTTTGCCATGTGAAAGGAAGTTGTGCCTCACCACTTTACGCGGTGACTCCAGTATCTGGCGGACATTTTGTCGGGATTGGGATCTTGAGCGTTGTGTCGCGCATAATAAGATTTCTTACGCGCTTTATCTTTTGCTGTCTTGGGATTCTCACCAGCACCTTCTACACCCTGCTGACCGAAGCGGATGATCTTTTCTTTGCCTCCTTCACAAGCTTTTACCACATGACTTTTGGTGGGATGACCAGGGGTCTTTCGTGGTTTGTTGCACTCCATCTTGTCCTTAGCAAGCCTGGCGGCGGATGCAGCTTTTTTATGTTTATCTGACATACGTATTAACCAAAGAGAGATCCAAATCCTGTGCTTGATCCCATTTTAAAATAAGAAGGTGCACCGGCATCTTCTTCATCTTCAAAAAAATCGAAGTAGGTTGATCGTTTAGGTGTGTATGTTTCCGCCTTCTTTGTTTTTTCATCGTCTAACATTGAACTGATCGATCCTATTGCTGCAAATGGATCCGAAAAATCAGGCATGTCAAAGCCCATAAGACTTTGAAGGCCTTGTTTGCTTGTTGCTTGTGTAATGGTTTGTCCTGTCATGTTCTTATCTTCCTCTGATGCATTGGGAAAAAAGTTTGTATAAAACTCTTGTTCTGTTCCGGCATATCCCGCTTTTTTGAAGATAGAAAATAATTTGCTGCCACCTGTAGGTGTTTGAGTTTCGACATCACTTTCTCTTTGGATGTAACCGTATCCCAATTTTTCTTGCGTTGGTTTGATTTGTTGTTCATTCAATTGTTTAATCTGCTCTCGTATTTTGGATGCAGGCTCTGTACTAAGAATTTGAGTTAAGGCAGCCTTGACCTGGTCCGCTGGATCCTCTTCTTCATTGACACCAAGTTCCTTTAAGCGTGTCCTTAAATCTGCCGGTAGATTTTCGATATTTAATTTATCCACAAATTCCGCTGCTTTAGATTGTGCGGAAACAAATTCTTTGAAGATGGGATTACCAAAAGATGCCTTTTCTCCTTCCAGGGCTTTGGCTAAATCCCCCTGGATGTAATCAGCCAAATCCTTGCGATTAAATGTATCGGCAACAGGATCGTAGCCTTTGTCCTTACCTAAGATCTGATAATGCAATCGCGCAAAAGAGTTGCGATCATTCACATCAACACCGTATTCATAAGCAAGTTGCTTCCAAGTCTTGCCGTCTTTTACGGGCTGATCACTGTCGCGTGTCTCCCAGGCTCCTTCGATATTCTGCTTTTGCTCAGCATATAAATTCTTTTTGTCTGTTACACCTGTGCCTGTTATTAATTCAGGATTCCAGTAGAAGTCCGGATCAAATTCTTTGGTTACGGTTCGGTATTTCAAGTCGTCAATAAAAGCCTGCGCTTGTTTATTGGCAAAGTCTTTTAATGCACTAGAGGCCAACTGTGTTTGCAGGACGTTCTGCTCTTCTTCTTTCACGTCCATATAACTAACAAATTCAGCAATAGATTTAGATGTGTCAAAACGAGGACGTAGATAATCGTCGACAAAATCATCTACAAATTGTTTTTCTAATTTGTAAGTAGTCTGCGCATCTTCTGGATCTCTGATCTCCTGCATATTTTGGTATCTGGCCGCAAGCGTCTCGTCAAACCACTTTTGCCAGTTGTATGAAACAGATGTGCCCATTCCAAGGCTTTTATCAAGGCTTGCGGATAACCCTTTTTGGATGTCAGCTCCTTTGCCAAAACTAAGATATCCACCGGCACCAAGATCACCAAGGATCGAATTTTTAATATCTTCTTTGAAGTCGTTTGCACTCGGCAATCCCATGCCCTTAAGCGTGCCACGGACTTGTTCTTGCTTTAACGCTTTCTCATATTCTTTCAACGTTTGTTTTAATACATCAGCGGATAAAGCACCAAAGGCACGTTCCCCTTGAACATCGATGTAATTTTGTGTGGCAAGCTCAGCCAAAGAACTTGGCCTGGTCTCTGACTTACCAAGTAATGTGTTGCGTAAAACTTGTTGTTCCGCATCTGTCGGTCGGCGCAAGGTTTCCTTGTACTCATCAAATGACTTGGGCTTACCAGGGATACCGCTTGGTGCGCCAACAAAGGTGTAGTCTGAATGAAGGTATGAATCTAGCGTTGGATATTTTTTGGTGACATCTAGATTAGCTATTTTTTTCCCGCCAAACGTAACCTCTTTTGCTGCTTCTTTCCAGGCTGTTACTTTATCTGGTGCTAGACCAGCATAAAATTTTGCATCAAACGATTCTGGTTTTGCTCCCTGCTTGGTTGGATCCCAGGGTTGAATGCCTGCTGCTTTTTCGTAAAAACCTTCGATATCAGAGATTGTCTGATCATTAACGTAGTCTTGATAGCGAATGTTTTTAGATTGAAACGTTTGATCCAACGATTCAAGAAGTCTTTTGTAATTTGTAGTGCCCGTTGTAACCGAATTGAAATTTTGCGCAATCTGATTTGCAACTTCTTGTTCTTCTCCAGTTGCGTCAGAAGAAAGAACAGGTGTTAAGAGACCAGACTGTACATTAAAACGGATCATGATGCTTCTTTATGTTGTTGCAAATCAATCAAATTAAACGCGTCTGGTAACACCCAGCTTTTTATTCTATCTAATCTTTCTTCCGTGAAATAAGCCTGTTGTCGGTACCAGGTTTCCATATCGCTTGATGCTTTGTTGGCGTTGCATTTAGAGCAGGCTGGAACTAAATTGCTTCGACTGGAATGACCCGACTTAAAACGTGGAACAATGTGGTCAAGACTCGTTGCTTCTCCATCGCAGTATCCACACTTATTATCCCAGGCTTGGTATATACTTTCTCTAAAACGTTTCTTTGCAAGTTTTGGTGTTAATTCAACTAGCAGGGCGAGAGGCTCGTGCTGGCTGCAAAACATGCTATTCAATTACCGTTAATTTATTCTAATTTCCCCATACACTTCCAAGGCGAACGAAAAGAGATAAAGAATTCCTTAAAGGTGTTGACACCCTCTTGACTCAAGGTAAGGTATATGCGTAATCACTGCCACTCCAATGGCTAAGCACTCAGGCTGGGTTTCAGTCCAGCAAGCGGAAGAGCTTCTGGGCATCGACCGCAAGACCCTCTTTCGGTACCGTGATAACGGCACCCTTAAGCTAGGCCCGCACTTCGCTGCATTTCCTGGCACCATGTCCAGGGATAGCTATAAGTGGAACGTCGCAGCTGTCAGGAAACACCTGCAAAAGCAGGGGATGATGCCCGCTGTTGCTTGAGTTGTTTATAGTGATTTTTGCGGAGCTTATGAGCAAGGATTAAATCCGTGATGTTCAACTGAACATCCTGGAAAGCCATTGCTTCATAAAGGTGTGAACAAAGGGATGGGTGGCAGCTCTGCAGATTGCGGGGCTGCTTTTCTTTTAATAAAAACAATACGGCCCACTGTGGATGGAGTGGGTGCACAAGACGTTTTTTACCAGGGAGAGACACTGATCGCTCTGGTCCCCAATCAAGATTGAGTAAGTCTTCTGGCTGCAAACCATAAGTCGCAACCATACCATAAAGCCAGGCGATGTCTTTTGTTTTTCTGCTGGATGCTAAGCGGAAATACTCATCCACAATCCGCTGATCCAGTGGCTGCTGGTGGTTCATGGGTTGTAGGAGCTAAGCAACCGCACCATATCGACTGGTGGGGTCTGCTCGCAAGGGGTAAAGGAAACCTTAATAAGTCCCGTGAGACTTAATATAAGTATACCTTAGTCCTTAATAAATACCATAACGTTTTGCACAAACCAGCCCATATGATAACCTGTGCGCATATCTTCAACCAAACTTTTTTCTACTCCGTAATTCCGTGAGAACCCTTTTTTCTGGAATAGTTTGTGCCAATATTCTTTTGTTTGACAATTAATGTGCCCAACACCTCCCTGTCCTGGTTGAGCAGCGGACCAAATCAACATGCCGCCATGCATTAAACACCTGTCTATTGCTTTAACAATATCTTTGTTGTGTATTGTGTCTATATGTTCTGCTGTCTCAAGACATAACACAAGTTCTGCTTGCGTTGTTGGGTTAAGTTTTAAAAGATCAGCACATATAAGATTTGGCTTATCTTCTACTCTTGGATCAATATCATAACCAAAAGCATCAACGCCAATATTATTTAAAGCATTCACGTATGTGCCTGGCCCACACCCAAGATCATACACAAAATCATATGGAGTAAACTGATCCTTAATCCAATGCGCTAGACGTTTAGCAAAAGGCCCTTCCTCTTCTTCAATCTGATCGTAATTGATAACGTCTGTGGAATCTAGTTGATACCATCCGTTGCGCCAAAGATTGTTAATACTCTTGAAGATTGTGTCGTATTTTTTGCCGCAGGCTTCCAGGCTGTATTTGGAGCGTGCAATCTTTGCAACGGTATAGCGATCAAGATCTTCAACTTTATCAATGGCGTCAATCCAATCTTGCAGGGTGTGGCAGCGATAACCAGTGACCCCGTCAATGATCGTTTCTGTAAACGCGCCGTAATCAACGGCAATTAACGGTGTACCACACAACATTGCTTCGACGCCACTGCCACCAAAAGGTTCCGTGAAATTTGTTGGCATTAACGCTGCTCTTGCGTTGCGTAAAAACTTGGAGCGAGCCTTGCCCGTAATAGGTCCACGATATTCAATGTTGGGGTGGCTCCAGGGTGTTGGATCTCCTTGTCCGTGAATGACAATAGGCCATGGACTGTATTTGGCAATTTCAAATAATGTGTCCATCCCCTTGGCGCTGCAGATGCGACCAAGGAAAGCAAGGTAGGAGCCTGGTGTGTAATTTGGATTCCAATCGTCAATATCAAAGTAATTGGGGACAACCCATTCGTAGTTCTTTCCTTGCCTGTTTTCTTTGCCCTGGTGATAATGCATCCAGGCGTAAGATTCGTAAATCTTAAAGCTGTTTGACATTAAGGTTGGGTATCCAATACCCGTCTCAACATGGTGATGATTGGGGAATTTTTCTGTGAGAATTTGATGTGCATGACCAAAGGGATGGCAGATAATATCTTCTTTTTCCAGGCGTTTATCAAGCTCGGTAATTAAACGTTCTTCAAATAACTGATGACCGGGGCTGCCAATGCAGGCATCGTCTCCGTGGAAATCTGTTGACTTTCGTTTGCCGTAAAACGAATCAAATTCTTGTGTTGTAAGCATGGTCACATGCTCACTTGCCTGGGCCTGGCTTCCTTCGTTTGCGTATTCAATGACGTGATAACCTCTGGCCTCCATCATCTTGGGAAACCGCAAAGCTTTCCCAGTAAAGGCGCAGTGAGAGTATGCGTCTGTTGCTTGTGTGTGGAAGATTCCCACAAGGTGAAGACGCATACAACTAATCAAAGCTGCTGTTATGGTACAGGATCTTCGTTTAAGTTGTTGCTAGGCAGTTGTAAGGCGTTAACAAAACCCTTAGGTAAATCATGCTGTTTAGCAATCGTTTGAATATGTTCAGCAAAAACAGTTGAGATTAAATTCTGCGAAACAGCTGTGGCCCAGGCCGCCAAAAACGTTTGTGAATCACCTTGTGCGGCTTGTCCCAGGCCAACGCCAATCATTAGATGAAGAACAGGAACAGTCTGCGCCAATGCCGCAATAAACTGATTAACTTGCGTGTCTGCACCAAGAGCCGTGGCAAAGTCGACCCAACGTGGAATTGGCGGCGGTGGGGGTAAAACAGAAATGGTGTATGCACCGTCAACCCAAATGAGTTCTTCTGTTGCTGGGTTATAACTGGGTTCAACATAGGGACCAGAAAAACCGGCATCAATAATTTCATCCTCAGTAAAAGTGGAGGGATCGGTGCGTGTGAAGCCGTTCGGCAAAGTAATGCGGAAGGGCAGGGGCTCAGGGCGAGCGCCGTGGAGGGAGTACATGGTCATGTCAACATTCTATACAAACGAAACCCTTGGTCAGAAACAATAAAAATAAAGGATCTATCTCTACTGACTGCAATCCCCTCGACCGCGCCTACTGTGCCTGCTCCATAATAAATAGGGGTCGTTAGGGTTTCGTAGTCCGCATTTGAGAGATTAGTAGAAGAGTACAAGTTAATTCGTTGCATTTTAATGCTTGCCCCTGTTATG